CTAATAGAAACTGTACCTGCACCTTGTGTAAAAGTATCTTTATTTATTTGAACATAAGAAGTTCCTGTAGTACTAAAATATAAATTAGTACCTTGAGCAACAACTACACCATTAGCATATCCAATTAATCCTTGAATATTATCTAATGCAGAACCTGAAGGAATAACAGAACTTGTTGTTCCCCATTTTTCATAACCACTTATTCTTCTATAACCACCTGTAGTAGATGATTCAAAATTTTGTAATTTTGTTGCAGCACCAGGAGTTCTAAATAAAGCATGAGAACTTGAAATTAAATCCAAGCCACCCTGTACAGTAATAGAAGCTCCTTGAGTAGGCATAATTTATCCTTAATATAAATATGTAAATCTAACATCTGACATATACTCTGGTTGAGGAGAGTTTAATTGGTCAGCCATATTTTGTAATCCTTTTTTATATTCATCTAAAGCTAATTGAGATTGTGCAATATTATCTTTAAATTGATAAATATAATATCTAGCTCTTGCTAGTAATACTGGTTTGTATTGTTCAGGAAATAATACTGTATCATTATCTGCAGATAATTCAGATGGTCTATTATATGCAAAGAAATAAATTCTATAAACTTTATCAGGAATAGGAGATAGACCAAATCTTCTTCCATCTGAACTTCTTAAAATTCTTAATGGTACAGAATAACTTTGTTGGTTAGCTTTATTAATTTCTTCTGATTGTGCATAGTTTGCTCTCCATGCTGTTAATGTTGTAAATGATAATTTATTGATTGTATGTGGAGCAGTTTCTCCTGCCACACCTTCTGTTGTTAAAGTAAAATCATCCCAGTTAACTGAGTCATAATCAGTATCAACATTAGCAGAACCATTTTTTAATAAGTACCATCTTGTTCCAGCTACAGTTTCAATATATGTATTTCCATAATATTCATTTTGTGGAGCTGCTGTATTTAACCAAGACCATTCATCTACTGAATCTACAATATCAAAGTAAGCTCTATTAACAGCATTCGTTACAAATTTTTGTACACCTAATGCTCCTGAAATAGTTGTAATTTCTGGTTCGTTTATTTCAACCAGTAATTCATTTACCATTGATAAATAAGTTTTAGCCATATATTAACAATTCCATGCTCTTAATGATTTATTAATTCTTGAGTTAGGGTCACGAGCAGTTTTAGCTGAAGTTAATTTTTTCTTCATACCTTTCATCCTTGCACAGAATGATGCTCTTCTTTTATTTCCTACTACTTTACTTGGTGCTTTAAGATTTCTTTTTTTACCAGTTTTAGTACGACCCTTATTATAAGATGCTCTACCCTTGGCATTTAATCCACCTTCAGGGTCTTTGCCTTCTTTACGAGTCCATGCAGGTGACGATAATATTCCCATTACTTTTTCTTTATATTTTTAATTTTACCTTTATTACTAGATGCATAAAAAACTTTTTTACCTTTTTCTGAACCATAAGTTTTTTTCATTTCAGATAATATTTTTTTACCTTTTTTATTTAGTGGCATAAATTATTACTTAAATTTTTAATAATAAGTAGGGGATATATTTCAACCCCCTACTTAAGTGTTTAATTGTTATATTAAATATTAATCTGCAACGTAGATTATTTTTCCTACGATTTCAGGTCTTAATACTTTTCTACCCCAAACCATTAAACCTCTAACTATGTCAGAGAAAGTAGAAGTATCTCTAACAGTCTCTACTTTGTTCATAGCACTTGCAGCAGATGTTGCTGAAATGTGTCCGAATAAAGCTACAGGTGCAGTTGCTGAACCAGCAGGTGAAGCACCAGATAAGTCATTAGTTGGTAAGTTATTAGATTTGTACATTTGGAAACCTCTTAGTAATCCAGATGCTACTAAACCATTTCTGATTGAACCTTGACCAGCATTAAAATCTACTGATAAAAGTTTAGAAGATGTATTAGCTAGTTCGTTGTACCATTCAGGTGCAGCGACAAACCATCTACCTTCTTCAGGTGCATTAGCTTCATCTAATTCTTTAGCAGCTAATGACATTTGATTTAGTGGGTCAACTTCACCACTACCGAAACCGATGTCAATCGGAGTTCCAGTAGTTCCCATACCTGCAGTTACAGTTGCACCTGCAGAAATAGCTGCTAGGATATTTGAATCCATTGCATCTCTTAAAGCATATGCAGCATTGTCTGAAGCTACAGCTTGGAAGTTAACGTGAGAGAATCTCTTCTCTAGGTCATCAATCTTAAATGAAAAAGATTTAGCTTGGTCTATTGTAAGAACAAGTTCTTGGTCAGTTAAGTTAGTTGATGTTACAGTCAGACCTCTTGTGTAGTCTGCTACTGTGATTTGAGGTTCTTTGATGATGTTTACTGTATCACCAAAGCTAGATATTTCGCCCATATAGTCTGTGTTACAGATTGCTTCTGCAACAGCAGCTTTTCTAAGAGCTATTTGTACTTTCTTTGAATAGACTTCAGGAATAAAGAAACCATTCGTTTGTCCTGCTACGCCTAATCCAAAGTTATATGTTGAACCACCAGCAAATTTTGCCATGATTACTCCTTTGTTAGTTGTTGGTTAATAAAAAATAAAGGTTAAATTATTATCTAATTCTTCCTTCACGTTGAGCTTTAACAATATCTTTTTCATATTGCATAAACTCCTCATCTGACATTCTTTGAATATCAGCACGAGTAAAGATTACTTCCTTAGAATCAGGAGTTTGAACTTGTTCGTTTGTTTTAACTAACAAATCTGCTCCATCATTTTTAGGTTTCTTCTTTTCGGATTTTTTATCAATTCCAAGTCCTCGGTCCTTCTTATATAAGTCAATTGCTCTTGCAGCAAGTGTGCCATCAGAATTATTCTCATATATCCATCTTTTAATTTCCATTGGTTGAGCATCTGCCCAGTCATGAAAATCATCTGATTCTTTGATTAACTCAAAGTCTGGATGATATTTAGAAAGTTGTAATTCCGCTTCACGTTGTTGTAAAGTAGTATTTACTTTCTTGAGGTTTTCTAATTCCTCTTGCATACTTTTAATCTCGTTCTGAGATTGCAAGTGAGATACAGTTTCCACAACTCCATATATATCAGGGTAATCGTTTTTAAAAGCATCAAGCTCTTCTTTCGATTTAGGTGGTGTGTATTTAGGTCGATTTTCCCTTAATTGTATTTTAAGTTCTTCTTCCTTTTTACTCCAATCACCTAACTTCCTGTCATAATATCGTTTGAGGTCATCGTACCTCTTTTTATAATCAACCTTATTATAAGGGTTAGCTTCTACATTTAATGCAGAATCTTGAACCTTATCCGTAGTGGCTGTCGTACCATCGGTAGTATCTTCAGGGTTGCTATTCGCAGTAGCTGTCAATACATCTTTAGTACTATCAGGGTTTGGCATAAACAAACCAGTATCAGCAGACGTTCTATCTCTAGGCATTACATTTTGTGAGTGCCAAGATTTTTTTCTGTTGTACGGATTTGCTTCGGCTTCTTGTCTTTGTCCTTCTTCGTTTTTAGTCATTTGTCCTCCTTTAGGGCTTCTTAACTGAAGGTAGCTAAGGTAGGTAAGTTTGTTAAAACGAAGCTACAAGGGCTTATAATAAATTATAAGGTAGCTTGTCTATTCATAGAGTTTACCTTTCTCTATAAATTCTTTTATACGTTCTCTACTTGTTTAGAGAGTCCAGCATCATAAGCTTCTTCTGCTTGCTTCATCATCTTTCGTAATTTGTCTACACCAATATTTTTAACTGCTTTGGCTGTAAATACAAATTCACCATCTGATAATAGTGCTGGGATAGAGTCTGAAGTTCCTGTTCCTGGTCCTTCTACTTCTCCATCTGATGTAAATTCTGTTGCAACTAATTTAGGAATAATTGCTTCTAATTCAGGATGCATCTCAACTGCATCGTCTAAAATTTTTTCTTCTTCTTCTGATAAAGCAGAGGTATCAATAATTGCATCCATACCTTCTAAATCTTCATCTGTCATATCATCTTCAGAATCCATAGTCATACTTTCTTCATCAATAGACATTTCATCTTCCATACCTTTTGGAGTTAATAATGATTCTGAATCTTCAACTGGCATATCTTTTTCTACAATATCACCTTCAGCATAAGCTATATAATCTGGTCTTTGGTCATACTTACCTTTTTCAACTCCAACCATTCCACCTAATGCTAATTCTTGTTTATCAATATTTTCTTTTGCTTTATATGCTTCTATTTTTTGTTCTTGTTCTTCTGTTAATTCTAAACCTGATTCTTTCATAGCTTCAAGTTTTTTAATTTCATTCATCTCAATAATTTCTTTGGTAGATAATTCTCCACCAGCAAATTTCATTCTATTCATTTTTACTTCTCCTCCATGTTTTAGTCTAGTTCTTGACGGAGACAAAATTCTTGATGCCAATCCTTGTCTTGCAGACATAGGTGTATTAACATCATATGGTTGTATAGTTTGTTCTTGGTCAGGTAAATTAGATTGTGCTTTTGCTATATATGGAGGCATAGACATTAAACCACCTGTAGCCATTTTAATTGCTTTTATTTTTTTCATAAGTTTCCTCTTACTTAATTATAAGAATAATATATTAGATTGTCAACAATTATATTATTAATTATTTTTAGATAAATCTCTTACTTGATTTGGTAAGTTTTTAAGCTTGTCCAGTAAATTCCATTTCCCCTGGCATTGATACATTGCCTGGTCCGATTGGGCTTTCGCCATTTCCTGGCATACTTGGTCCTGTATTTTCTGCAGGTATTCCTGCATTGGCTTCCATTGCTCCGAGTTGACCAGGAGCATTAGTTGTTGGGCTAGTTCCTTTGTTAACATTTTGTTTTCCTATTATTTGTGCGTATATTTCTGCTTCATCTCTTGTGTTCATAATTTCTTGTGGGTCTAAGTCTAAAGAGAAAGCTAATTCTTTTATTACTTCTGACATTCTAACGAATGGTGCAATTGCAGGATTTTGTACTGTTTGTAAAAACATTGTTAGTCTTTGAGACCTAACTTCTTTTTTCATTAAACTAGAACTACCTGTTGCTTTAATTTCTAAATCACCAATGATTGGTAAATCACCTTCATAAAATTGCATATTCCATTGGAACATAGCTTCACCTAAAGGTTTAATTAATTGGTCATCTATATTTTTAATTACTGTTTTAATATTTAAAGATGCAGCTCCCATTAACATTGACATACCTGAAGCTGTTCTAGTCATACTTTGTACACCAGTTTGTCCATGTGAATAAGATGGTAAACCAGTTGACTCATCTGCTAGTTGTCTAAACTTATCAAACATCTGCATATTTTCTACTGCAGTATTTGGAAACTTTAATCCATAGATTGATTGACCTGGAACACCAGCTTGTCTTTTAAAAATCTTACCAGGAAATACTTCCATAGTTTGATTAGAAGCTAATGCAGATTCATCAACATCAAATACTAAATTACCTGCTAATGCTAAGTTATCAATTGCCATTCTTGCATGACCATTCATAATCTGTTGTGCATCATCCATATTTTCTGGAACACCTATTCCAAAAAATGTATATGGATTTTTTTCATAAACAAAAGCTTGGTATGGAGTTCTAAAAGGTTTAAATGGATTTTCTACAATTCTAATAATTTTATCTTTTACCATCCAAACATTTACTTGAACTTCATCTGAATCTTGTATCTCTTCTTCAAGAGTTAAACCTTCTTCTCTTGCACTTAATGCATCTATAGTTCCCCAATATTCTAAAACTTCAAATCTATTATTTTCAATATCAGGGTACTGACTTTTTTCTAAATCAATATCTGTTTCCCAAGATTTTTTATTATACTTAGCACCCATCTTTAAACATTCCATAATAGCATCTTTTTTAAAGAAAGGTCTATTTGATAAGTCTAAAAATTGATGTCTGTTTAATCTATGTCTTTGAATTACATATTCTGCTTCAGACATACTTCTAGCATTAGGGTCAGGATAAAAATCCCATAAGCTAACAAATTCTACTCTAGGAACTTTTACAATCTCAGGTTGGTATTCTCTTGCTGCACCATTACCTGAATAAGAATATTTATGTAAAGTTTTATTATAAGTAAAAGGTCCTTTAATAATTCCTGTTCCTAATAAACAAGATTCAAATATTGCATTTCTTAATTCAATGCTACCATTTGATTCTTCTAATTGGTCTAGTATTAATTTCTCTAATCTTCTTGATGCAATCTGTGCAGGTTTAAT